GGATGCGCATGACCGGGTAGCTGTCCGACGAGCGCCGGTAGCACACCGCAACCCGGCCGTTGGACAGCGGCGTCGTGCTGACGCTGTACCCGGTGGACGCGACATCGGCCACTTCGACCCACGTGGTTCCCAGGGTCTCGCTAGCCACCTGCGCCAGCCCACCCGAGCCATCCGTGATGAAACACACTAGGTCCGCGCCGACGCGTGCCATCGACATGCTATCACCACCGTAGCCCGTCGGCATGGGGGAGAGGACGCCCGATGTGCCGGTGGCATAATCTGCCCACGTTGCGCCGTCGTCGTCGCTATAGAACAGGTCTCCGCCGCCGGTGTCGCTGTACACTACCGCGAGCAGGCGGCCGCTCTCCAGCGCGACCACAGCGCAGCCGTTCTGGGGGGTCGCGGCGCTGATCGTGTACTCGCTAGACCACTGCGCCGCGGCGTGGGAATACGTGCGGCAGTATGTGCCGGCCGTGCCGTCTTCTGCATAGACCACCACGGGGGTCTGCGATGCTTCGATCACCGTGGCATCTGCCCGGTCTAGCGTCTCCGTGGTAGTGTAGTCGATGTACGAAAAGTGCATCAGCACATCGGGCTCACTGTAACCGGTCCACTCGCTTTCGCCGTCGATCCGCCACTGGACGCCGCAGCCCGCGATCCTTGCGGGTCCAGCGTCAACCACCTTCACGTCCACGCTGCTTGCCTGGCCGCCGCTGACGATGGGCGCAAGCAGTTGGTCGGCCACATAGGTGACCACGCCGGGCGCGGTGGCCCCCTCGGTGTAGCTGCTATACGTGGCGTCGAGATTGTCTGGCTTTTGCCGTGATTCCCACAACATGAGGCCGCGCCAGGGACCACCGATGCGTGCCATGCTATCCTCCCGTCACGGTGCGGATGCCGGGCAACGTGCCCGTGCGCCTGTCGATGACCGTACTAACCCGGGGGTCCGTATCGAGCACGGCCGCTGTGGCGTCCCCCAACATACGGCCGTCCATCTGTACGACCACCATGGGCGCCATCATGCCGCCGCCATCGTTCAGCCGGCGCAGTCCTTCGCGGCCGCCAATGGCAGCCATGCCGCGATCTGACACGATGCCCTCGGTGGCTCGAGCCCCGATGATGAGGTGGTCGGGGCTCTGATGCAGGCGGTCTGACACCGCGCCACCACGGGTGAACTGCGGCGGGTCCTGCGACCGAATCTTTGCCAGCTGGATGCCGAGCGCCAACCCCGCCGCGCCAGCGGCAGCGGCAGGAGCGCCGGGGCCCGCAAACGCAAAAACGGGGATGAGCGCCATCGCCGCACGGGCCGCGTCGATGGTGGCCTGTGCGATCTGCGCCGCCTGGCCAGCGCGAAACGAGCGCATAGCGGCCTTCTTCTGCTCGTCGCGCACCTCTTTATGGGCTGCCTTCCTGGCCTCCGCCTCGATCTTGACGTTGCCCATCTCGAGCTTGAATTGCGAGCGCGTGATCTTCCCTGCTTCGAGCTGCAGCTTTAGGCGCTCGCGGCGTTTCTGGAACGCTTGCTGCTCCTTTGCCATTTCCGCGTCGAGGTTCTCGATGTTTCGCGCGTGGATGTCAGAAGACAGGCCGGCGACCTCGCCGAGCTGCGTGGTCGCGAATTCAGAAAGTTGCGCGAAGCTCTCCGTGCCGGCAGCCAGCGCCGCGCTGACTCCCTCCCACATTCCGCGATCTGTCATCTTCGGGATTGCCAGCGCCGCGGCCTCCGCTTCGGCGCTAACCGTGGCAAACGAGTCAGCGAGGTCGCTCCAATACTGCGCCTCGATTTCAGCGGCCGCGGCAAGCGCCGCCTGAATGGCGGTATCAAACGCGCCGGCCATCCCGTGAAGGTCTAGCGTCAGCTCTTCGACCTCCTGCTTTTGCTCCTTGACCGCGGCCGTGGCCCGCTTTACGCCGGTTGGGGCTGGGGGGCCAACGAATGTGTCGTCCTGCAGAAGAGCATACTCTTTTACCACCGCGTTCAGCTTTTCGCCTTCCTCGGCCGCAACGCGCATGCCCTTAAGGGCGAGCTCTGACAACCCGAGCGAGGTCACGGCCAGCGAAACGCGGCCGACCTGCGCCAGCGTGTCACGCAGACCGCGGGTCTGCTCAATGAAGTCCGCGGCGATCTTGATGCCGCCAGACACCACATCTAGGAAGGTGCGCAGCTCGGGCGTCGCGGCAGCGAATGCGACCGTTGCTTGGTCGGTGGCCAGCTGTACCGCGCCGAGAGACGTGCCGAGTTCTGCCACGGCCAGCTGACTATCTGCGGACAGCCGGCCCATCTTCGTTAGCCGTTCGCCGCTCTCCACCGCGGCCCCAGCGAGCTCGAATGCGGCAGCGCCAGCGGCCGCCATGGCAAACCCCGCGGCGGCCACCGACGCCGCTACGGTCGCCATCGCGCCGGCCATGACGCCACCCGCAGCCGTTACGCCGCCAATGCCATCCAGGAAGTCCTCGACCACCGACACCGCGCCGCCCACCTGGCCCTCAAAAGTCTTGCCAGCCGTGGACAGCCCGCGGAACATTTCCTCGGTGTCCTTCTGTACGGCGCGGCTGGCGCGCTTCGCTTCCTTGACTTGCTTGTCTGCCAGTTTCTTTGCGGCCTTTTCCGCCTTCTTGTACTGTTGGCGGATGCCGTTGACCATCTGCGCGGCTTCGCGCTTGCCCACGCCGGGCATCTCCGCCAGCTGCTTCTTTAGCTGGCGAATGTCCGCGCTGATCGAGATGTTCAGCTCTTCGGTGGTCGCTGCCATCCTAGCCCCCCGTCATCTTGCGCGTCAGCACGGGGCCCAGCTCTTTGACGAGCTTACGCGCTGCCTTGCGCGCCGGCAGCTGCAGCCACTCACGAAAGGCCGTGGTCGAGCCGTACAGCTTTGTGGGGCGGATGAACGGCGACCACGGCGCCGTGTTGCGCACCCAGCCTACAATCTGATTGCCCTTGATGGACGCGCCCCAGGACAGCTGCTCTCGACTATGCGCGCGACCACGGCGCGCCGGGTCTCGCGGGTGGCCTACGGGCCATTGCCGCCGCGCTTCGTCGTGGATGGCCTTGGTCTCTGCCTCGATGCGTTCGAGCACACCAGGCGCGGCGCGCTCGATGGCGTTGCGATACAGCCGGTCCAGCGTGTCGTCCATCTCGATCGACACGTTGCCATTGCCATATCGCAACTTCCTAGCCACCCCGCAGTCTCCAATACGCCATGAGTCGTGTTTGCTGCTCGACATCCAGGGACGCGAACCATCCCGGGTCCTTGCCCCACCAGCGCTCCAGGTCAAGCGCGATCAAGTCTACTCCGCCGGTGCGGCTTCGGAAAAATCCTCGGCCTCCTTGACCTCGGACGCCCGTGGAAGAGTCTGCGCGATGTGCGCGTACGCGACCACGCCCGCTGACTGGATGTCCATGTACGACCAGCCCTCCTCGAGGAGGAACTCGATCACCTGCCCGCCGTACGCCATCACGTCGTAGCGATAGCGCACGCGCTTCCCGAGCTTCGGCCAGCACACCCCGAGCGCGGCCGCGAACGCGCGCGATTCGTTCTCGGCGGCCGCATAGGCTACCTCGTACCGAATAGCTACGGACGCGGGCGGGGCGAACTGTACGGTTTGCCCCCGCACTTCCACGGTGCTGGGCACCTCTGCATCTGCCACGACTGCCTCCACATGGCTGGTTTATCAGGCGATCTCGGCAGCGGCCAGGCTGCCGGTGATCGGGCCGAGAACCTCGACCGAAAAAGCAATGGTGTCCGGTTCGCCCTCGCTGAAAGCAAGGTCAGTCAGCACGCAATCGTCGAGAACGATGGTCTCGTCGCCCGAGTCGCCGAAGTCGGTGCCCTCGACGGTCAGCGTGATATCAATCGCGTAGGGCTGGCCGGTGCCAAGCGTGGTCTCGTTGCTGCTATACGCGGCCTGCTTGAGGAGGAAGTCAGCGGCCGACCCGGGAGCGACCGCACCCGTCAGGCTGGTGACCACGACGGAGAATGAGGCAGTGGGGTATGTGCGCGCTCCGCGGGCGGCGCTGACGAACTTACCACGGCGCTCAATCTTGACGAGTTCGTTGAGCTCGTTCCCATTGAAGTTCACCGAGAAATCACCCAGGTCGTACGACAGGGTCAGAGTGACTGGCACGCCGGTACCATCAGAGAATGAGATGGTGCCCATCGTGTTGGTTTTGGCGTGAGACGAAATAGCCACCGTGGGCCTCCTAGCTCAATGGGTAGCGGTGCAGGATTGCGCAGGTGATTTCACCCACAAAGAACAGGTCTGGCGCGGACCGCGTGATGCGGTCGATCGTCACATCAAGCTCGGGGTCGCTGGCCACATCGCGGAGCGAGACCACCATGTCGGCCTCTGCATCCAGCGCGGCGCTGTAGTCGTCCGACACCGAATCAGCCCGCAGGCGGTAGCCGAAGCGGACCGACAGCGTAGAGCTCACCATGACACCGATGTTGCGCCGCTGACGGTCACCATCCATGGTGTCGGTATCGGTGATGGCCACCGCGAAAGCCAGGTGCTCGAGGTGTCGCGAATCGGGCGCGCCCGGAAAGTCGTCCCACGAGTGGCGGGACAGGTTCCAGTCGCCACCCATGGCAGCGATGACGCGGTCGCGTACCTCGCTGGGCAGCAACCCCTCGGTGCTGGCAAGCGTGTGGCTCACTAGCTGACCACCCGGCCGAATGCGGACACGACCTGCTCTGTCAGGGTCGAAAGGTCGTCGCTAATGACCATCTCGAGCCGCTCTCCGCTGTCGCCGTCTAGCAGTAGGTTGCTGCCGTACTGATCGAGGAGCACGATTTCGGTGGAGATCACATCGTCGCCGGAGCCCACCGCGTAGGTCTGCACCACGCCCGCGTCGTGGTAGAATTCATGATTCTGCTTGATCTGGTGCCCGCCGAACATGTCAAAGAGGACGTTATCCCCCGAGTCGAGCACCTTGAGCGTGATGCCGTTCGTCAGCGCAGAAAGGCTGCCGTACTTGCCGGCGGTCATGTTCGCGCCGACAACGGCGATGATGACGGAGCTAATGCTCCAGATCACGCCGGCGCCGGGGCCGATCTTCCACGTGCCCGGCGTCACGCTGCCGTCATAGACCATCGACCGGGTGCCGCTACCGTCTTTGAGGAGGTGGACGTGCACGGCGTCTGCGGGCAGCATCCCGGCGCCGTTACTGATGGGCAGCGGGTTGGTCTGCGTGCCGAGGTGGTTACCGCTGGCGTCCACCAGCGCCACGGCCTGTGACAGGCGCGACGAGCTGTCCTCAAAGGTCAGGTGCTCCTGACCGTTGGTGTGCTCGCGCCGTTTGGTGCTGCCCTTCGTCAATGCCATTGTGTGGTCTCCTTACGCCAGCCACACGACGGCGGGCTTTGCTGGTACGCGCTCTTCGGTGCCAACCACGCCGTCCTCGTCGTAGTCGAACTGCACCGATGCGCGCTGGAAGGCTGCCTCGAACTTCTCACGGTACTCCGCAGCACGAAGGCTATAGAGGTCATCGCGGCTGGACAGGTCCTCAAAGACGAGCGACAAAGAGAGAAAGAGCCAGGACTGCCGGAGCGCGCTGGGCGTAGTGACCAGCCACGGGCGCCGGCCGAGCTCAATCAGGCGCCCCTGCAGCTCTACGTCCGCCTCGTCGATGTAGCCCTGGTAGTTGCTGGCGGATGTGATCACCGTCGCGCTGGTGGTGTCCAGCGCGCTGACGCGACGGACCAAGTCAGCATCCGTAATGGTCGGATAGAGACGCCGGCGCACCAGGTGCGCCTCATTCACAAACTCGTGCACGATGCCGTCGGGCATCGTCAGCGACCACTCGATCCGCCAGCCGCTACCGAGCTCCTCGGCAGCAAGCGTGGCCTGCGCGATGGTGGCCTGCGCCACACCGCCCGTGACGGTGGGCGAGCCGACAGTTACGGCCGTGCCCGCCGCATTGTACAGCGCGACGCTAGGGGAGCTGGGGGTCGCCAGCGCGCCATCCCGGTACACGGGGCACGTCACCACCTCTGCGCGGTGCTGCTCTAGCAGCTCCGGCAGTTGGAAGCGCGGCGTGTACCGGGTGGTCGCAAGCGCCATCTATCAGGCCGCCTCGAACACCGAGAGAGCCTCGAGCTGGCAAGAGTTGCTCGCACTTGCCACCGACCAGTCGCCAGTGATGCCGAGATAGGTCGCGGCCGTGGTATCGACCGTGGACACGATGGTGAACTCAATGTCCGCGGCTTCGCCGGTTGCGTCGGGGTTGCACCCAATCACGGAGCAGACCAGGGTGGACGAGGCGTCGGCGTCGCGGCAGGTGATCTGAATGTCAGCGACGAAGATGTCATCATCGGCCACATCCACCGCGGCAGAGGTGTAGATCGCCGTACCCGTCAGCGCAGCCGCGCCGAAGCGGACATAGCAGGTCAGGGTGTCGGTGCTGTTGGTCGCGGTCGCCCGAACGGCTGCGCGCGCCTTGACCACCTTTCCCGGCTGCCAGAAGTAGGCGGGGAACGTGTAAGACCCGAGAACGGCTTCATCGGTGCTGTTGGTGTGCGCGGTGCCAGCCGCGGTCTCTACGGAAAGGAGCTTCATCGCTTGCTCTCACTGGTTGTGGCGCGGCTAGCGCCGGTTAAGCTTGTCGTGTGCCTCACGCGTCGCGCGCTCGGCAATTTCGCGGGCAGCCTCACGTCCCACGCCAGTCTGGCGCAGTCGGTCATAGGCCCGCTCGCGGGTGTCGTTGGTGTTGTGGTGGATGCGCCGGTCGCGTTCGTCGCTCATGCGGCCGCCTTGTCGAGGGCCGCCTCTGCGGCATCGAGCTGTGCCTTGACGGCCACGGCGCGGCGCGTCCCGGGCGGGTTCTTCTGCAGGTCGAAGCGCAGCTTTTCACACACGAGCTCGATGTCGTGCGCGGTCGGCTGCGGCAGGATGCCCTTGTCCTGCATTCGCTCGATGAATGCGCTGTACCCATCGAGGTCTTGCAGCGTGTGGCCAGCGCCGGGCACCGCCTGCGTCCACCGGCTGGCCCAGTGGCCAGGCGCGATCTCGCGGATGTAGGGCTCGCCATCCGCGTCCAGCGGGATGACGGTGCGGCCCTTGCTGCGAAGCATGGTTTCCGCCTCATCCACGAGATAGACGTTCTCCCCCGTGGTCGGATCGAGCTTGACATCCACGGCATTGACGCCACGGACGAGCCGGAATTCCTGCAGCAGCGGCGCGACCTTGCCGTTGACCACGCCCCACCGACCGGGCACGTAGACGTACCAGAAGGGCGGGGAGGGCTTGAGCTGCGGCGCCTGCGCCGCGGTCATGCCACGTCGAATGTTCGGGAGCGCCCGCGGCGCGGGCTTGTCCGCGACCTCGGGTGCTGGCTTGCTGCTGGTCCTGGCTCGTGCCATGGGTCTGCCTCCTAAAAATCAATCAGGCGTCGGTGATGATCGACACGCCGAACGCGTCGAGCCCCTCGGACGCGCCGTGGTAGCTGTGCGACACGTAGGCCGTGGTGTCAGACCGGGCCGCGCGGTCGCGCTCGAACAGGATCTTGCCACCGATGGCCAGCTGGTCCGAGGTATCGGCCGCGACCGACATGTCAGCCCACACGATAGCGCCGCGCACGAAGATGCCACCCGCGCGGTCAGCGCCGGCGTTGGCCGTGGGGACGTAGCCGCTGGCGAACCAGTCGACACCGAGGTACCGGCCGCGGAAGCCGGAGCCACGGAGCCGAAGCTGTTCGGGCGGGACCGACCACTGCAGCGCACCGCCGGTAACGGTGGCCAGATCGTCGCGAAGGTCGCCCATCTGCACGGTGTGCAGGACGCCCATGCAGGCGCCCTCGGCAATGCCGGACTCGTACCCGACCTCGAGGAGCGTCAGACCCGCGAGGACATTGGCCACGGTCAGGTCGGAGCCGGAGGCGCCGACGGTGTTGCTGAACCCGTCCACCAGATTGGCGATGGTGTTGGTCAGGTCAAGCGCGTGGGATGCGAAAGCATCCTGCGCAAGCGTGCCACTGGACAGCAGGCCCAGCGAGTCGGTGAACCGCGCGATACTCGAGGCGCTGTAGCTCTTGCTGCGCCGGGCCACAGTGACCGTGGTGCTGCCATCGGTCCACGCCGTGTTTGGCACCTCGGCGCCGTCCGCGATGACCGCGGGCAGGTCATAGCCCATGATGCCAGCGTGCGCGACCTTCGTGGTGGTCGAGCCCGAGCCGGCCAGGTTCCCGCCGTAGAACAGCGCGGGGTGGTTGGGCAGCGCGTTGCGGTCAGTAGCGAGCATGATGTAGTCACCATTCAGCACTTCCGTGGTGCGCTGATCGGCGAGACCTGCATAAAGAATTTCGTCGGCCATTTTGGGCCCTCCGTCAATGATTGCGCGTTCACCCATGCGCGATTGACGGGAGCGACCCGGGGGGCTTCGGTGCTATACTACACCGTTGTCACATCTTCGCCCGCAATTCCTGATATGGCTTCCACGCGTCGGGCTTCCCTGCCTCCGAGGCGCGCTGGCACTCTTCGCGCACCTTCCGGATGTGCTCTGCCGTAATGGGCTCGTTGGCCTGTCGGGCACCGCTCGGATTGACGCCGCCGCGGGTATTCGTGCTGGCGGGCTTTGTCGCGGCCTGCTGTCCGCCGGCGGGCTGCATATACGCCGCAAGCGCGGGGGGCATGTCGTCGGGCTTTTCCTTCATGCCGCCCAGCCACTCCGCGATGGGAGGAGCATCGGCACCAAGTGCGCCATGCAGTGCTCGAGCAACCACCCGGGCCGAGGGGTCAAGGAGACCCGCTGACATGAGCGCGGATTCCTCGGAAAATCGAGACTCGGCCGCGGCTGCGTCCGCCTTGATGGTCTCGATCTGCGCCGCCAAGGTGTCCACCGTCGCGGCCTTTTCGGTCAGTGTCTGAATCTGCGCCTGCAGCGATTCGATCTGCGATGCCGCCTCGTTCTTCGCTGCCACGACCTTGCGGAAGCGGTCATAGGGTACAGTCTTTTCCTCGGACGCGGGCGTACCGCTACCGTCATCGTCTGCCATTTGTTGCCTCACTCGTCAGGGTCATCGGGCGGGCCGTCCTCGTCCTCGGGGTCGTCCTCGTCCTCACTTTCGGGCTCTTCCACGGGCGCCAGCCGCGCGAGCTCCATCAAAGCCTCCGCGCGCGTCATGCCGGGGTTCAGCTCAATCAGGATCTGCGCGTCATCGATCAGCCCGCGGTCCTTCATGCTGTACAGGTGCTCCCGCAGCTTATCGCGCTCGTCGGCGGACAATGGCAGCAGGTGGTACCGGATGGCCCAGCCGTCCTCTGCCACGATCTGCGCGCCCTGCGCCCGATTGAGCATGGCGGCGCTCTTCTTGATGAGCTCCTCGTCGCCCGCGCGTAGCTGCGGCTCGAGCTCGAGCTGGCTTTCGCGCTTGCCCTCCCGCGAGATGGCCAGCGCAAAACCGGAACGCGGGTCCCCGGCCACACGCTGCACGTCGCTCGGAGACACGCCCGCAAATGACGCCAGGCGGCGCTCATATAGCGCGATGGCCTCTGCCAGCACCTTGGGATCGACGGGCGGCGCCCACTGCCCCAGGACGGCCTGGCCGGTCGCCTCGTCGTCCTGGCGGAACTGCGCCACCGTGGACGGATCTGTGACCACCTTTGTGCGCTGCGCGCTGTCCAGGCCGTCGCTGCCGGCGCCGATCAAGGCGTTGATGGAGTATCGCTGCGCCCATGAGGACGTGCGCACCGTGTGACCCCACATCGACCAATAGACGGCCACGAGCAGGGTGCCCGTAATGAGCTCTTGGCCCTCGTATGCGTCCCATAGATAGCCGGTCTTTTCGGCGTGGTCGAGCACGATGGGGATGAACGGCGTGCCGTCCTGGTACGACCACGCCGCGCGGTAGGCGTCGCCGGTGATGGCGTCCACGCGCTGGCCGTCTACCTCGAGCAGGCCACCTAGCTTATTGCCGCGCTCGTCCTCGACGGTCAGCGAGGGTTGCTCGGGATCGCGGATGTCCCACACATCCCACGTCCACAGCTGCTGCCCCTTGACCTCGCGGAGCACGGCCTCACGGAACAGCACCGGCTGGTCTGGGTCGCCTGGGTCCGCCTCTGCCGTGCACATGTCGGGGTAGATTGGGCGGTACCGCAGCTGGCCGTCGGACACCATGATGCCCATGGCCATCTCGCGCATACCAAGCAGATCGCGCTGATAGCGCCGCTTCATGACCCACAAGCCCGCTTCGTGCAGCTGTTCGGTCATCAGGTCGGCGTCGGCCGCGTTCTCGTGCTTGACGCTGGGCGGCCGGGAGTAGGCCACCGCGAGCTGCATCATGGACGACCGAAAGACGTTGGCCGAAAGGTCCGCGATCTTCCACGCGTCCGCGCGGACTGTGCCCAGCGCTTCCACCATCTTGGCGCGTAGGTCTTGCTCCCACTGGCCGTACAGCATGCGCCGCCGCAGGCGCGTGTGCTGCCAGCGGGCCAGGTCAGACATGCCAGACGGCACGGGCGGCGGTGGAGCCACGAGGGGTGTCACGCCCCTATACTACACCGTCGGTTGGCGTTCGTGATTCATGAATCACGAATCAGGGCGCGTTGTCATGCGTTCGATGGTTCCGCACGCGGCCATGCTTTCGATCTCATCCGGGTTGATTCTCTCCGCCAGCGCGGGATCACAGCCCCACTCGAACAAAAGGCGCTCGGCCTGGGCCTGTCGTATGGCCGGGTCGATAAGGCCCACCGTGCTGATGAACTCGTTTACGGCATCCACCACCTGCGTGGACACGTCGAATGGCGCCATCAGCACCAACACCAAAAAGGCTCCAATCTCATCCATGACGTAGTCGATGATCTCCATCATTCTGCCCCCTAGTACACATACACCGTAGCATTACCGCCATTGCTCCCGCCACCCTGAATCGCGTAGGTCCACGTGGCATAGCGTAGGGCGTCGATCGGGTCTTTGTAGTCGTTGTCTCGGTAATCCCACTTCTCCATGGACTCGATCAGCCGCTTGCACCGCGGGTGCACCGTGAACCCACCCTCACGCAGCATACAGCGGTGGAGCCATGTGCAGCCACGGTCGATGCTGCCGCGGCCACCGCCCGCGCCCGTTTTCGCCTGCTTGATGTAGGGTGTGAGGCGGTCTCTGCTTGATAGCCCGAGCTGCTTTTTGATGGCCACCATCAGCTCTTTGTTGCTCTTCCGGATGCTGACCCGACGGCTCGCGGCGCCGTCGTATGGCTTGTCCCCGCGGGCGTGGTCGATGTGCTCCCATCGCCAGCCCCACCGAGCCAGCATGGCTAGGATGGCTTTCGCGTCGTCCTTCGGTAGCGTATTCCCCTCGCCCACGTATTCGTCGAGCACGTGCACCCTGGTGTTCTGCGGGTCGGAAACGTCCACGCCCACCAGCAAAGCAACCTGCTTGAAGTCCTTTTGCCCGTGGTCGACACCGAGGCAGACCTTTAGGTCTACGTCAGGCACTACGGCCGTGATGTGGCGGCCGCCCTTCGGGCGCGGGTCGAAGGCGCCGAACACGCGCCCCTGGGTACGGGTTTCCCACTCCCCGTCCACGATGACGGGCTCCTCAAGGTCGAGGGTCTCTGCGCGGATTCGCTCAATCCACGCGTCATCCATGGGCGTGCCGTCGGGCAGGCGCATGGGCAGCTCTGCGCCAATGGGGATGAGCTGTTCAGGCTCGAGGCGGTGCCAGATGTCCACCAGCGCGCCCTTTTCGGCGAGCTCGCGCAGGTAGTCCGTGGGTCCGTTGATGGGCGTAAGGGTTAGCGCCATGCTGCCATTGGTGCGCAGGAGGCGCTTTTTCAGCTCCTCGAAGATGCGTTGCTCGGTCGGCTCGTCGATCAGCACGAAGTGGATGGTAGCACCAGCGAGGTTTAGGCCGCCCTGATTGGTCGTTTTGAAGCGCACAATCGAGCCGTTTTTGTACCGCACGGCCGGGTTCTTGCCACGGAACCCGCGCATTGGGTCAAAGACGGTGTCGGGGTCAAGCTCGTCTTTGTCGCATAGCTCCCAGAACTTCCGCTGGATGGCCACCGACTGCGACCACGACGCACACACAATCCACGCCTCAATGGGCGGCGGGGTGACATCGATGAAGGGGTGCTTGCCGGTACACCGAAAGTTGACTTCGGACAAGCCAACGGTCGTCTTTCCACCGAACTGGTTCCCGAGGCGCAGCAGCTTTAGGCGCGCATCGGTGGTCAGAAATTCGTGCTGCGCTGGCAGCCACCGCAGGTACCGCGCGCGGCGCTGCTCGAAGCGGCGCCGTCGGCGGGAGGTGATTTGATGGAGGCGGGAGAGGGTCATACCACCACCACCGTCCAGGTGAGGGTGTATTCAGTCATCGTCCCTGCTTGATGTGCGGTCGTAAACCTCATCCATGGCAGAGGGAACGCTATACATATAGCAGAAGAGCGCAACCGGGCCAAGGCCGTAGTCGTGAAGCGGCCCATCGTGCCATCCCTCCTTGTAGCCCCAGACGCGGTACTCGCGCTCCACCAGCAGGTGGAGGTTAAAGCCCCTCCAATGTATCGACAGCGCGCTAGCGCTGCGGGGGCTCAATACGCACACATCGATGCCAAGCGGCAGTTTAATCGTCATCCCTCGCCTCAATCACCCGCGGCCGGTGGCCACGGCTGGCGTGGTGGGCCACCCACTGCGGGCCCATACGTTGTAGGATAGCCACCGCCAGGGGCTCCACCAGGTGGTCGGGCAGCTGTAGGATTTCCTCGATCTCTGCGGCTAGCAGCTCCTCGTCGCTCATGTCATCGAGCGGGTTGTACGACGCCGCGCGCTCCCGCAGCTCGAGGAGCTCTGCGTGCATGCCGAGTACAAGGCGGCGCTGCTGCGTTACCGCGCCCCAGCTGCCCTGCTGCTCCATCTCGGAGAGGACCACCTCGGCGCGCGTGAGTTCTCGTTCCAGGAACGGTATTCTCTCGAGGACGTTCGCTGGCTCCTCGTACTCCGCGGGCGGGAGCGGGGGGCGCTTGCGCGGCCGGCCGCCTTTGTTGACGGGTTTACGGGGCATTCATCACCGGGCGGGGGTTGCCGTTGTAGCGGGTCCGGTACACAAACTGCCGCACGTCTGGCTCCTTGCCGCGCTTGTGGGTCATCACCAAGCCGCGTATTCCCGGCGGTACAGCCAGCGCGGCATCACGCATGGACAGGCTAGCGACCCTAGCGGACTCGGTGTCCACCAGTTGGCGCAGCTCTTCGTACTCGCCATTGAGGGCATCCAGCACGCTCTCCATCCACGGGCGGTGCTCTTCGGGAATGGTCGGCAGGATTTCGTCGGCCACGCGCGCATACCACATATCCGCGATGCGGCGCGGATTGAGGCCCTTTAGCAGCCGCGCCGCGGCCTTGTATGCTTCGCCCTTGACTTTGACGCGATGCGTACCCCAGCGGCACACCCACCCCTCTTCATCGGCCGGGAGCGTCTTCTGCAGCGCTAGTAGGCGCTCGAACGAGCCGATTTCGACCGTTTCAGCGAGCACGAGCGGTGTTCTTTCGCATAGCGCGCGCATATCGCTGCGGCTCATCTCGACATCCGCACCCAGCTTGCGGGCCGCGAGCAACACGAGGCACTCCTGGTCGCCGTGATTGGCGATGATGCGCGTCGCCGGCGACACAATCTCCACCAACAGCGTCCACCCGTCGACGCCGTGCGGAAGGCGGCCGTTGCCCCATAGGCGCTCTGCGACCGCAGACTGCGGGCTATCGAGGCATCCGCGGGTAGTCCAGCACAGGCGGCCGCCGTGAACGTAGCTGATGCCAAGCGAGCCGTCGTACTTGACGGCAATTTCGTCTGGTGCCCCGCGCGGAATCACGGCGTGCGGCTCTCCGTGGTTGAAGAACTTCGGGAACGGGTTCGTAATGAGGCGGTCGTATTCATCAAACACCAAGCCGCGGGCGCGGATTGTCACGTTGTCCCACGCTCTGTCATACTGGCATTTGTTTGTGTAGTTGTAGATGACCAGCCCGCCGTGTTCGCGCTCGGTCACCAAGCCGGATTCTACGTACGGGGTCAGATCTTCGCGGCGCATGCAGGCCACGGCGCGGCGGGCCAGATCGGTGGTCACTTTGTCGCCCATTTCCTGCCTCCTAATTTCAATGCCGCTGAAAGAGTGGGTTTGCCCTCGGATTTTCAAGGTCGCGCGCGAAAGTGGACTCGCTACGC